TATTTTATAATAATATTTTATAATAATATTTTATAATAATATTTTATAATAATATTTTATAATAATATTTTATAATAATATTTTATAATAATATTTTATAATATTATATAATATGAGTTTTTTTGATGATTTAATGACGCCTTTTGGTAAAGAGCATTGTATGTTTTTTTATTATTTAGGATATTTTAGTTTAGGAGCAGTTGTTTTAACATTTATAGGAATAATAATATCTCTATTTAAAAAGAATTATAGGATACTTGGATTTGCAACATCCTATTTTATAACCTTTATACTCATGTATTACGTTTATAGATTAAATTATTCGGTATGTTTGGGTGCTTATAAATAAACTTTTATTATAATATATAGAAACAAAAATATAAATATTATATAATTAATTATATAATATTTGTAATAATAAATATATAATATTTATGAAAATATTAAGCATAGATATAGGAATTAAAAATTTAGCATATGTGATTTTAGAATGTGATGTTATAGATAAAAAAAACAATGCTAATGAATTTAAAGATTTTAAAATTATTAAATGGGATGTTATAAATTTATGTAATAAATTAATTTCTTGTAATCAACTATCTTGTTCAAAAGAAGCCAAATTTCATAAAGACAATATTTTTTATTGTAAAAATCATACAAAAAAGACCGAATATAGTTTACCGACATGTAATATTAAAACATTACATAAACAATCTGTTGCTAATCTCTCAAAACTTACTGAACAATATCAAATAAAAATAGAGAAACCTATAAATAAAGCTTCATTAATAAAATTACTAGAAGATTATTTAAATACTACGTGTTTTGAAGCCATTGAAAGTGTTAACGCAAATAATGTAAATTTAATAGACATAGGAATTAGTATTAAAAACGAATTAAATGAATTATTTAAAAATTATGAGTTATCTAGTATTGATCAAATTATTTTGGAAAATCAAATAAGTCCTATTGCTAATAGAATGAAAACTATTCAAGGCATGATATCTCAATATTTTATAGATTGTAATAATTATAATATTAAATTTATATCAGCAACAAATAAATTAAAACCATTTACTAGTAAAGAAAATAAATATGTAAGTGGTTATAAAGATTATTGTGAATGTGACATTAATGACACAAAAGAAGTTAAAGAAGTTAAAGAAGTTAAAGAAAATAAAGACAAAAAATTATCGTATAATGAGAGAAAGAAACTTAGCATTTATTATACAAAACAATTATTAGAGCATAAAAATATGTTGCCAGAACATGCTTTTTTTATTAAACATTCAAAAAAAGATGATTTAGCAGATTGTTTTTTACAAGGAATTTATTATTTAGAAAATTTTAATGTATTAAAATAATTAATAATTAATAATAACAATTAATAATTATTAATTGTTATTAATTAATATATAATATATAATGCGGAGTATTTAAAAATTAAACTTCTATTTTTATCATAATAGTTTTAATGGATATTATAGAAATAGAACCTGAAACTTTAAATATTGATAATTTTCAAATTCCAGAATTTAAAATCAACGATTCAGATGTAGAGGAAATTATATCAAAAAAACCATCTGCTAATTTTGGAGGCGGTATTGAATTATTAATGAATGGAAAAAATATAAATGAGAAAAAAACATCCACTTCAATAGATATTGAAGACATTACAACCTTAGAAAATGAATTAAATGATTTAACAGATAATAGTAGTTCAAAACAATTTGATGAAAAACTAAAGTTAAATACTACTATTGATACGGATAATAAAAAAGAAATAAATTATAATCAATCAACGCCTAGTGCCAATAAAAAATCTATTTTTGGAGGTTTATTTGGTGATTCTAAAAACAATGGTTCTAATATTAAACCAGTCACAAAAAATAATGAAACTGACGCAGCAAATTTAGGAAAATCAACCGCAAATATGAATGAAAATAAAACTTGGGACGGATTTGGTAAATTTAATAATGTTCCTATTAATTTAGATAAAGCACAAGAAAAACCTGAATTGACAAAAGAAGAAGAATTAAAAGAAAAGTTCAAATATTTACGCAAGTTAGAAGACCTTGAGAAAAAAGGAGTTTCTCTCAGTAAACGTTATAATATGGATTCTAATTTAAATGAGATGATTGGAGAATATGAAACTATTATTGCCGAAAAAGAAAAATCGAATGCTATTAAATTTCAAGGAAAAATGTTAATGGCTTGTATAACCGGATTAGAGTTTTTAAATAATAAATTTGATCCTTTTGATATTAAACTTGATGGTTGGGGAGAACAAATAAATGAGAATATTGATGAATATGATGAAATTTTTGCCGAATTACACGAAAAATATAAATCTAAAGCGAAAATGTCTCCTGAATTAAAATTATTGTTTCAATTAGCCGGTTCAGGAATGATGATTCATATGTCAAATACATTATTTAAATCTTCGATGCCGGGTATGGATGATATTATGCGTCAAAATCCCGAATTAATGAAGCAATTTACTCAAGCAGCAGTAAATACTATGGGTCAATCTAAACCTGGATTAGGTGGATTTATGAATGGACTATTTGGAAATAATGGTTCAAATCCGGGATTTGGAGCATCTATGCCGCCAAATGTAAATTCCGGTCCACCTCCACCTCCAGTTGAATCTAAATTACCTGAACGCAGTCAAAGAGTGCAAAACATAATAAATCGTCCAGATATTATGTCGGCACGCGGTATGGAAATTGATAATGGTGAAGGTAATCCTTATAATGAACAACGTATTACACGACCCGAAATGAAAGGCCCTTCAATTGCTCCTCCTAGTCAAAACATTGCGTCTTTATTAAGTGGTCTAAAGACCAAACAAGTTGATGTTAATGAAAAAAAAAATAATGAATCAAGCACTATTAGTATTGAAGATTTGAGAGATTTGACAAACGCTAAAATACCAACAAAATCTAAACGCAGACAACGAAGCGATAAAAATATTGTGAGTTTAGATATTTAAAGCTTATTGCTTCTTATTTTTAATAACATATATTGTATTATATATATGTTATTATGACTAATTAGTTTAATGTTCTTTTAGATCTCTTTTTTATAGACTTCTTTTTTATATATCTCTTTTTTATAGACTTCTTTTTTCTTCTTAAAATTAATTTGCCACCATCGACATCGACAAATTCTTTACTATCAAATTCATTGCTAACAATTCTAGGGTCTGTTTTATTTAATCCTGAGTAAGGGGGATCTATATGACTAAGCGTGATTGAATCTCTCATAATTTGTTGCTCTCTTTCTTCTGGTAATTGTTTTTCTAATAAATTTCTCTTTTGTATAAGTTGACTTATTATACTATTATACTTAATTTTTCTTGCTTCATTTATAAAATATAAATCAGCATATGGTTCATGTTTAAAATCATAAAATCCTTGAAATATTGGAGGATATAAACCTGATTTTGGATTTATACACATACTAATTGTTAATACAGCATCAACATAATTTTCTTCTTTTAATAGTCTATTAACATACTCTACAATATTAGTTTTATTTTTTACAGCATTTAAATATATTGGTCTTAAATACTGTTCCGTATCAAAATAAGGTACAACACTAAGATCATCAAGTTTTAATTTTTTTCTTCCATAGCCTTTCAAATGTAACTCTCTAAATACTAGTTCTTCGTGATTAATCCTTCCTGCTCTTCCAAAGTCAATTACAAATGGAAATATAGTTGTGCGTTCTGTATTTAATTGGTCTTCTTGTTGTTCTGACTTCTTTTCTTCTATATTAGAACATATCATTATATTATCACTATGAATATCTGAATGATGAAATCCTTTTATTGCTAATAATGACGCCATATAATATGTAAAAAAATTTTGTAATTCTTCACTTTTATTAGCAGAACTTAATTCTATTGACTCATCAAGTATTGTATATTTATAGAAAGATTTTTTACTAAGTTTTTTACTGGTATTATTTTTAAGAGTAGTTTCATAAAAATCTGTATAACTAATACATTCAATAAATTCCATAACAAATATGTTTTGAACTTGCTTACTGGTTTTGGGATCTTTATTTTTAATAAAATCACAAAACTCAGTGTAGTCTTCTTTACTTGCTTTTAATTCCAATAAATCATAAAATGCCGCACCAATAGTAGTCATCATTTCATCGTTATTTATTTCTTGATGAAAAAGAAAACTGGGACATAATGGCATCATAGTAGTTTGTGATCCAAGTGTTTTATGAATACTCATTTCATTTTCTACTTCACTATATGGATAGCCTATTAAAAGTTTAATTATTAACACTCTGGGTGCCTTAATATTATATATTGTATTGCTAATATTTTTAAAGTTGGTCTCAAATTTTTTATTAAATTTGATCTTAAATATACACGAAAAATCTTTTCCTCGCGTTCTTGCATCGTTTAGTGCAATAATTCTAATTGATGTGCTTGGATCTTTTAAAATTCTATATATTATTTTTCTTATATTGTTTTCATCTTTTAAAACTTCATCTGTAAATAAAACAGCACCACCTTCAAGAGTCATATATAATATATGACAATAGTTTAATAATAATTAAAAATATTATAAAAATATTATAAAATTTTTATAAAATTTTTATATATATTGAAAATAGTATGGTATTTACTTGTGATTTTTGTAATAAAAATATACCTGAATATAGTAGTTTATATTTTGGCTTTGATTGTATGTGTTGTAGTAATCATTGTCGTTCACAAGTTATCCAATTAAATTTACAAATTGATCCCAAAATGAATAATCCACATACTTGGTTTATACATAAATTAAGAGCAAAAAAAAATAAAGATAGCGCTCTTTCAAAACCAAAATCCTTAACTAATTTATTAACACTTTTACAAATACAAGCGTGAATATTTTTTATTTTTTCTAGTTTTTATTTTCTTTAGTCGATGTATTTTCTTTTTATGTAATTTATTATAATTTTTAGTTTTGGGTTTTTTATATCGATATTTTCCACCATTTGCTGTTGTCGAGGGTCGTGTAATATGTGTAATATGTTGTTGTTCTAGTGTTTTTCTATCATTAATTGCTTCTCTTATTAATATATTTAATACATGTGCGTTTGCAGCAGTCATATAAAAAAAACTATCATAAAGTGGAGAATTTTCTCTTTGTGCTATTTGAAACATTGAAGGATGTTTATACCTACACATAGTAAGTATCAATATTGCTTGAACATACAAATGTTGATTTTTTATTAAGTCCGATACAATATCTTCAATAGTGTGAGCTCCAAGTAATGGGACCACACTGTTATATACTCCAATATAAAATGCGGCATCTCTTTGAAAGTCAGCATTATTTAATTGTGCATGAGTAAATGGTTCAAAATCTAATTTATAAAGAGGTGCTGCTCTACCAAAATCAATTATGTATGGAACTACATTTAATCCATTTTGTGTTAATAAATTTCCAAACGCATTTAAAAAAAATGGATTGCCAGTAGTTGAAACAAGCATAATATTTCCTGAATGTGGATCTCCGTGAGAATATCCTTTTTCAGCTAATAATGTTAATAAATAAAATGTATAAAAATTTTTCAAAAAGTTTTTATTTATTACAAAAGGGAATTGGGGATCAACTATTGCTAAATTTTGCGGCAATTGACGCAATCCATTATATAATGTTATTCCATCAATCATTTCCATAATTATTATTGTTTGTTTATAGTGAGTTCTATCTCTTGGAAGAAGTCTATTTAAATAGGTTTCGAGTCTATCCTTTAAATTGTGGATGGTTAATAATTGAGAAAATGCGCCCCCTATAGTAGTAAACGGTTGATCGGATTGTTGTATAATTTGTGAAAAAATATAACTGGGACTTATTGGAAATACGTTTTCTCTCTTATCAGCAGAAGCAATCTCAAAATGAGTTCGTGCTTCTATACGAAAATCAGCATCATCAATCCTATCATAAGTATATTTTATTATTAACGTTCTTGGTGGAACGTATGTAGGAACATCTCGTGGAGCATTTAATGGTAAACCTAATAAATAATTACCTATATTTTCAGCAAAAGTTAGTTTATATAATACACCATTATTGTTCGGTTGTTCAGCAACTACTTCGATGCTTGTTGTAAGTGCTAATATTTGTAATATTTGTTGTTCCAATTCTTGTGGCGTGGCTACAGAATTCCTAAATAAAACACTTCCACCTTTATAACTCATATATATTTTATATATATAAAATATATATAATTCGATTTTTATTCATCACTTTTTATTCATCACTTTTAAACTCTACATTTTCTAATTTATTATTTTTTACTATTACAAGAGGTTTTTTAATATTTAATTTAAGAATTCCTTTGTGCATTTTTTGTTTATACGACAAACAATCATACGGCACTTTCTTATAAATAGTTGTTTTATCTTTTGTTACAGCAATAGTATACATAAGAACCATTATTTATTATACTATTTGAATATATTATAATAACTAATAAATTTTAAATAATTATAATATATTATTTAAAATTTATTGGTTTAAAATTATTTTATTAATAATAGTTATACTATTATTATTAACAATGATTAATAAATATCCTATAAACTCTGATTATAGTAATTTAAAAACATATGTAATAAATTTGGATGATTATAAAAGTAATTATGTTAAACAATTACCATATTTATTAAATATTGGTTTACAAGTAGAGAGATTTAGCGGAATCAACGCATTAAAGAATGAGCATGAAAAACCCGAATACAAGCAACATATTTCAAACTATGCCAAAAATTTTGCCCCCAAATCTGTAATTGGTTGTGCTTTAAGTCATATATTGTGTTGTAAATATATAAAGTCTAAGTACAATGAAAAAACCAATACCCCAATGCCATTTTTTCTCATTATGGAAGATGACGCTTTTCCATTATATAATAAAGAAGAATTTTATGAACATCTCAATAAGTCTCTATATGAAATTCAACTTTTAGATAGCAATTGGGATTTTATTCAACTACATAGTGATTGTATTTTACCAACGAAAGATACATATAACACGCATATTGCTTGTGGAAGCACTGCTGCGTATTTAATATCTTATAATGCTATAAATAAAATGTTGACTTCTAAAATATATGGTCATTTAGATTTTATTCAGCATAACTTTATTACATATAACAAATATAGAACAAAAGAAAATTTATTTTATACAAATGAAAAAGATAGTCTAAATAGAATAGAAGTTAAAAGTAAACTAAATTACAAATATTATAGTTTGTTATTAAAATCTAAATTTTGTGAATTATTAAATTACTATACACATATTATTCCATTACGTGGAGAGAAAAAGTATCAACATTTTTTTGAATTTAAATTATTCAAAGAACCATTTTTTGAAAAAGAATTCAATGCTAATGATTTATTAGATTATTTTTTTACATTTATAATATTAAGAAAAATTCTTACATAGATCCTAAGAACATAATAATTATATATAATTAAATATAACTATTATAATTATAAGTAAATATATATAATTATAATAATCATATTTAAATATATAATTATAAGTAAATATATAATTATAAGTAAATTAAAATGGTTAATAGTGAGGAAAATATATTTCAACCAAGATTAATATGTGACAAAGGAAATATGTTATTAAGCGAAATAAGAATACCTTCTAGTATCAACAAGGCATATAATTTACAATTTGAGCTTAATAATTTAAACGCCACTAAAGTAAATACAGAAATGCTTTTGAGCACAGCAATTTATGAATTAATCGAAAAAGTAAATGGTGATTTAATTGAAAAAATACATATTTTAGATACAATAAATGATTATGAAACAGATGTATGTATTTTATTAAAGCCTATTGCCAAAGAAGTAGGAGTTAAGCAAAAATATGTTTTGTTTAGAACTACTAAATATAAAAACAATTTAAATAACAACATAACCTTTTATAATAAAGATTTAATATATGAGCATAAACATTTGATAGATGGTTATTTAAAATCAATAAATTTAAACACAGAAAAATATGAACCGATGACATTCAACTTTGGAAAAACCCACATAAGTTTAACTGATGAAACAATACAACAAAACACAATTGATAAAATAATTAATGTTAAATTTTCTGTAGATTTTCAATTAACAATAACAGATGATTTACCTATTTATATGAATAATTTAATTGGATTAATGTTTAAAAAAATGTTTTATAATTTAAAACAATTTATTCTTAATTTAAATTCTTGAAATTTTTGAAAAATATTTAAATTCACAAATATATTATTATTTATAATAACTTAATAACTTACTATTTATTAAATTATTATACGATGGTCTTTGACACTATGTATATATTTTTACGAATTATAAAATTAGTAACTATGATTATGTGTGAAATTATAAATTTTAATACTAAAAAATGTATAAATTATTTTTATAATAAACCCACTTATAGATTAGAATTAATAAAAAAAATATCAAAAAAATTAGAAGAAGAAAATATAGTATATGTGAAAATATTTCAAGCACTATGTTTTGACAGAGATTTATTGTCTCTTGAAGAACAAGATTATTTACTTAAATACACAGACAATGTTCCCTATAATCATAATGAAATAGATCATGATTTATTACATAAGTTAGAAGCGGAATTTTCAATCACTTTAACTAGCATAATTCCAATAAATTGTGGCATAGTTGGTCTAGTTTTCGATGGTTATGATTCATCTAATAATAAAGTAATTATTAAAATGTTAAAAAATAATATTTTAAAGAAATTTACAGATGCTTTTGATGAGTTGTTATATATTTCGTATATATGCCAATATATACCATATATAAAATCTCTCAAAATCACAAAAATACTTTTAGATAATGAAGAAATTTTATTAAATCAAATGAATTTTATGAAGGAAGTGGAGGCAATAGAAATTTTTAGTGAAAAATATAAAAATAACAAAGAATACGTGTTTCCAAAAGTTCATAGAGAGATTACCGAAAAATATAATAAATTATTAGTAATGGAAAATATTAGTGGGCTAAAATTTAAAGACATTGAATCTATGGATGAAACTATTAAAGAAGAATTTGCATGTTTACTTAATAAATTTGGAATATTGGGAACATTATTTCATTCAACTATTCATTGTGACTTACATAGTGGAAATGTATTTTTTTATATAAATAATGAAACACCAAAATATAAATTAGGCATTATTGATTTTGGAATATGCTGTTTTCCCAACAAAAAAAATCAAAATGCCTATTATATTTTTTTTAATGATATACATTACAATCAAGATTATAGTAATGTAGAAACGTTATTATATTCTATTATACAAGAAAAAGAACTATTAAGTAGTTTTAATGCTAATAAAAAACAGCAATTTTTAGCGGAAACTATTAAATGCTTTGAATTAAATACTAAAGAGGAAATAACAATCCAATTATTAATAGACTTAAGTAAATTATTAAATAAATATAATTTGAACTTCACAGAAGAATTTAATAAACTTATTTTAAGCATACATGTTGCTAATCATTTTGGGAAACAATTATCAAAAAGTTTAAAGGCAACACAAACAAAAGTAATTACAGAATTAAATAAATTTAATGAATTATTGTTATGTGACTAGTATTTTGGTTTTGGGGGGACTTGGGCGCTCTTTAAAGGTTAATACTCCCCCCAACTTATTCTCTCATCTTTAATGTATTATCTTAAATGTATTAATAGTTATAATTAATAATAAAAATATTAATACCTAAGTTATATAATTATAAAAAGTGTAAAAAATGAGAAAAATAAATTTGAAAAATTTTTGGAAAATGGACATTTATAAATGTCCAATTTTTGAATTTATAAACCTTTTATAAAAAAATGAAAAATTTACAACCTTTAAAATATTTTAAAGCATAAAGGTTTGAATACTCATAATTTATTACTAAAAAACACCTTACCATAAATTTTTTCACCAATTTTTGCGAATTTTTGGCCGAAATGTTGTTGACATTTGTTGACAAAAATTGTCCGGAATAATCCGCGATATTTTTATATGTAATAAATTATGATGATATATGATAAGGCGAATGTTTTAAATTATATAAATATTACAACCTTTTTAAAAATAACTGACATTTTGTTACATAAAATCCGTGAAAATCCGATAATTTAAATAAAATATTTAAATACTATTTTCTATTTAAATATTATTGGTGCCAATGTTTACAAAAAAATCCGCAAAAGTCCGCAAAGAATTTGTTTGTATAAATTGTAACTATAATACGTGTGATAAAAAGGATTACAACAAACATATTAATACAGCAAAACATAAAAATAATACAAATGTTGACATAGTGTTGACAAATGTAGACGAAAAATCCGCAAATTTAAATACAAAGTTAAAGACAAATTTAAATATAAATGAAATAGTATGTAATTGTGGTAAAAAATACAAAAGTAGACAAGGGTTATATGCTCATAGGAAAAAATGTGATGCACTAGAAAATGAGAAATTAATAAATTCTACAAATTCTACAAATTCTACAAATTCTACAAATTCTACAAATTCTACAAGTAATCAACTAACCTTAACAAATGATTTAATTATTAAACTGCTTAATGATAATAAAGAAATGAGAGAAATTATAATTAAGCAACAAGACCAAATAAGCGAATTATTACCTAAAATTGGCAACAATTTTATAACAAACAATAATAATAACAATAAATTTAATATTCAAGTATTTTTAAATGAGCGCTGTAAAGATGCTATAAATATGAGTGATTTTATAAAATCAATACAAGTAAGTTTACAACAATTAGATTATACTAAGCAAAATGGAATAGTAAATGGTCTAAGTAATGTAATCATTGAAAATATGAATAAATTAGGACTTTATCAACGTCCTATTCACTGCACAGATATAAAACGCGAGTCATTATATATTAAAGACGATGACAATTGGGAAAAAGATGTTAATAAAGAGAAAATAAGGAAAGCAATAAAAGATGTATCAACAAAGCAATTTTGCGCATTAAGTAAATGGACAAAAGAAAATCCGGATTTTCAGAATAATGAATCCAAACAAAATTATTATACACATACATTAGTAGCAATAGCCAACAATAAAGAACAAAATGAAGAAAAAATAATAAAAAAACTATGTAATAATAGCTATATAAAAGAAGATTAATCGCATGTAACAGCAACTATTTTAATTTCTTTATTTTCTTTATTTTCTATATTTGCTTTATTTTCTATATTTGCTTTATTTCCTGTATTTTCTTTATTACTAGTATGACATATAATTTTACTTTTATAATGCTCATTAATAAATGAGCAAATTTTATAATAACTTACAAAAGAAATAGAAAACATTGTAACACAACTATTAAACATCATTAAACCATTGTTGTCTTCAATACTATATAATACCCAACAAAAACTATGAAGATTACCCAAAAATAAATAATATGAATCAAAATCTTTAACTGATTTTGTGCGATAAGTTTTTATTATTTGAGGAACATGATATATAACATTAATAACATTACACGCAATAAGAATTCCGCTTTTATATGTATTATTATTATTATTATTCATTAATCATCTAATTAAAATTTTAAAATAACTTTAAATAATTTGTATATATATTAAAAAAAATTGATAATATATGCTATTATTATATGTGATTAATATAAATACTTAACACATAATTATTTATAATGGACAAAACACAAACACAAACTCAAGAACCAAAAATATTCGTATTAGTAGATACAAGTTACTGGATATTTTATAGATATTTTGCTATTGTTCAATGGTGGAACCACGCAAAACAAGATAGTCCATTGACCAACAATCCATACGAAAATGAAGAGTTTGTGGAAAAGTTTATGAAAACCTTTAGCGAATCGCTAACTGGGTTTAAAAAGAAGCAAAAAATACATAAGAAACAATCTACTATTATTGCTGTTCGTGATTGCCCACGCAAAACTATTTGGAGAAATGCCTTATTTACAGAATATAAAGGAACACGCGATAAAGGAGAGGAGTTTAATGGAGGACCATTTTTCAAACATATATATCAAGATAATAATAAACTTTTATATGAGGCCGGCGCAAATGCCGTATTACAATTTCCTAATTTAGAAGCCGACGATATTATTGCTATTACTAAAAATCATATTCGTAATAAATACAATGATGCTAAAATATATATTATTGCCAACGACCACGATTACTTACAACTTTTAGATGAACATACCGAGATTGTAAATTTTCAAAACAAATTTTTGAAAGAAGCCAAGAAAGTGTTTAGCGAACCACAAAAAAATTTATTTTATAAAATTGTGCTAGGAGATAAATCAGATAATATTATGCCAATTTTTAAGAAATGTGGTCCAAAGACTTGTGAAAAATATTATGAAAATAATGAATTGTTTTTAGAAGCATTAAAAAAGGAAAATGCTTATGAAAAATATGAGTTAAATAAAAAATTAGTAGATTTTAGAGAATTGCCCCATGAACTAGTAAATGGTTTTATTAAAGAAAACTCTGAATTATTAGACAAATTATAAATTATAAATTATAAATTATAAATTATAAATTATAAATTATAAATTATGTATAACAACATTATTAATAATAATACTAATAATAATGTTAATAAAATATCCGTTGTTAATTCCTACTTTTGGCCACGGAGCAACGAGTTTAATAGTTAGTCCTTTTGAAACATTAGTAGGCAATTTTTTAAGTGGACTATGTATATATTATTGTTCATTGTTTCAAAGAAAAATACTATTAATCATTTTTTCTATTTATCATATTGCAGATGACTTCAATATAAAAAATAACTTTTATAAATATTCTTTAAGTTCATTATTTCATTATGCGTGGCTTAAGTGCCCATTGCTAAGTAAATGCTATTTAACGTTAATCCATAGTCCTAGACATTATTTAACCATTTATAAAAGAAAATGGAGAGTCGCTCAACAATTTTTTATAGGTATTGGAACAAGTTTACTTGCCATTCCATTTTTAAATGCTAATTTGGATCACGTGTTAAATAATTACTTTGGCGAATTATGGTATGTTGCTCCAATAATTGCCCACATAATAGTTCATAGTTTTTATAATAAAATTAGGAATGTTATTAGCACTATTAGTTAATTTTTTACCTAACGTTAAGCAATTTAATACTTTTTGTTAGACCAAGCACATTTATTTTTAATACAAATAAAATCGTATCGCTTCTTACATCATAATATGGTGCTTCAATAATACATCTATATTTGCGAATAATATTTAAAAGATTGTCATCTAACTTATAGTTAGTATTAATACATTTTTGACTTATATTTTCATCATTTTCAACATTTTCATCATTATAAATATAACCATTACAATTTATTAGACCATACAATCTAACTTGTGAAGTATTTTTTTTTAACCGCTCAAACTCTATATTTTGTTTACCTAACAATGGAAAGCTAATTGACCCTTTATAAACATTATTTAATGGAGGCAAACTATAACACAATGCTAATAATAGAATATTATACATAATAAAACTAATAAAAGTAATAAAAATTAATAATATAATATTATTAATAAATAATTATTTAAATATTTTATTTAGTTTATTTTGTAACAATTTACTATTAAATCTCTCTACTTATAATACTATTTATAATATTATTTAATAATCATAATATGTTAAATTTATGTAATATTATATATTATGATAATATATAATATATATGAATACAGCAAGTGATAATATAATAAATGTTTTAAGTTGGAATGTTAGTTGGGGTGCTATGGAAGGCAATGGGAACGATAAAACAGCAGCTTGGTTAGGAGAAGAGTGTAAAAATACAACAACAACAAATACTTTAAATGAATGTGCCAATAATGTTATTAAGTTTATAGATGGACTTAGCGATAAGTACGATTTTATTGCTATACAAGAAGCATCAAAATGGGATATAATACATACAAATTCAAACATTTTAAAAACTATGGGGTATGTTCATAGTATGGCTGGACCTGAACATTTGGTTACGTTTTATAATAAAGATAAATATGAAATTATTGCTGTTAACAATAAAGAAATGAGAAGAAAAGGACGCCCATATCATATTTTATATTTACAAAATAAAAAAGATAAAGAGCCTTATATATTCATTAACCTACATAATCGAAAAGATTATAGTATGTCATCAAATCTACTTGAAGATATTTTATCAAGGGAATTTAATACGTTTAAACTTGTAGACACGAAGAATATAAATTATACTGACTATCAACAAATACCTACTACAAATCAACCAAATTGGAATAAAACAAAATATAATGTAATAGTTGCTGGGGATTTTAATGATGCTGATGTCAAGAATTATTGGCGTGGATTACACCCTTTCAAAAAAACAAATATAACAAATATTGAAAATATATTAGTGGGATGTAATAACACTAAACCTCCTAAAACTTGTTGTAAAATGACTAAATTTACAACCCCAAATATGAATGGAGATTATATTTTAGTTAATGATACTTTAGAAATAATACATAATAATTTTATACCAAATAAAAATTCGCCACTTTTATCTCAATCGTCTCTATCGTCAGACCATTATCCAATATCAATAAGTTTAAAACCAAAAGGAACAGCAGTAATACCACAACAACCACTAGCACCAGCACAAACACCACCACCACAACTACCAGCACAACAACCACAAACACCAGTAACACCACCACTAGCACAAACACCACCACTAGCACTAGCACCAGCAGTAACACCACCACTAGCACAAACACCACCACCACAACAACCACTAGCACCAGCACAAACACCACCACCACAACTACTAGCACCACCACCAGCACAAACACCACCACAACTACTAGCACCACAACAACTACCACCACCACCACCAGCACAAATACCACCACTAGCACAAACACCACCACTAGCACTAGCACCAGCACAAACACCACCACTAGCACTAGCACCAGCACAAACACCACCACTAGCACCACCACAAACACCACCACTAGCACAACCACTAGCACAAACACCACCACCAGCACAACCACTAGCACAAACACCACCACTAGCACTAGCACCAGCACAAACACCACCACTAGCACTAGCACCACCACAAACACCACCACTAGCACTAGCACCAGCAGTAACACCACCACAACAACCACCACCACCACCACCACCACTAGCACCAGCACCGGCAGTAACACTACCACTACCACAAAAAGAAACACAGGTGTCTTCTAAAATATCAACTGGTCTATTAATATTAGGTAGCATTTTATTACCTATAAAAAATAAACCAGTAATAATGTCACCACAAATACAAACACAACAAACCCCTACACAAACAGATATACAAGAAAAAAAAAAACTAATTTTAAAACTATTCATAAGATTATTATTATACATAAATGAAAAAAATAATACTAAAAAAAATAATGATGATACAATTTCAGAAGAGTATTTAAATAGTTTTTTAGGCTATTTACAAGGTCTGGTTGAAAGTAATAAAAAATATTATAATGACACAAATAATGAAAGTAAAGCATTTGATGAAATAAATACAGAGGTTATTGTAAAGCAACGACTAGGATTATTTAAAAAACAAACCCCAGATGTAGAAGGTGAAAATCAAACAACAACAATAACAACAACAACAGACACAAGAACATAATTAATAGCATTTACAAACCACAATTTATAAAAATAGCAACGTAACAATTTTTATTTTAAAAATTGATATTTATTTTAAAATAAAGAGTTATAGACAAAATAACATTAATAATAAAAGCTACACATTAACAAAATGGACAAAATAGACAAAATCAAATCTTTTAGATTATATGATTTTAATGTATATGATGGTATTAGCAAACATTCACAAGAAAAGAATAAATATTCACAAGACTCATTAGATCATTATAAAGACAACAAAAAATTTATTATTCAAGCATTTGGTATTAATGACTCAAATAGAACAGCATCAATATTGATAGAAGATTTTTATCCATATTTCTACATAATGGTAGATGAACTATGGAACGAGCAAAGAAACACATTGTTTCTTGCCCATTTAAAGAAAAAAGTGGGTTATTATTATGAAGATAGTATTGTAAATTTAAAACTTGTAAAAAGGCAAAAATTATATGGATTTGATAATAAAAAATTACATAATTTTATTAAAATTTCATTTACAAATAATAATGCTTTTAATAAAGTTAAAAAACTATTTTATACAGATACTTATGATAAATATACTGGATTTGATAGATCACTAAATGATGAAGGCTATGTATATAGTGATGAATATGGAACAACTAATTGCCATCTTTATGAAGCCGATATTCCCCCATTATTAAAATTCTTTCATAAAAAACAAATTAGTCCAAGCGGATGGATAAAAATACCATCAAACAAAGTATTAAGTATTAATAATAAAACAACACATTGTGCTTATGAATATTCTGTTAAATATGATGATATTTATTCATATAAAGAAAAAGAAACGCTAGTAAAATATAATATATGTAGTTTTGATATTGAAGCTAGCAGTAGTCATGGTGATTTTCCAATTCCTATTAAAAATTACAAAAAATTAGCAACAAATATACTTGAAAATTATAATTCGTGTTCTAGCGAATATAAAGAAAATTATGATATTAGTATGTTAAAGCAAGAAATATTAAGTGCTTTTGAGTTAACAAATAGTAAACTAAGTCATATATCAAAAGTGTATCCAAAAAATAAGAAATTGGATGCTTTTAATATTGAAAATTTAATTGAAAATTTGGCCAATTATATTCCGGCAAATTTCAAAAAAAAAAATACAGAAGAGTTTGTGGAGTTACAAGAATCAGAATCCGACACAGAAGAGGAAGAAGACGATGAAGACGAAGATACTAATAAAGACATTGATGATTTAAACCAAGAAATTCAAACAAATAATTTTAAACGTAAAAAGAAAGTAAAATTATACAATAAAAAAGATGCTACATTAATAGATTTAATCAAAGATGATAAATGTGAATACAATACAAAACTTTATGAATTAACAGAAGCATTTACTAACACTGGATTTCCAGAATTAGAAGGCGATATTATTACTTTTATTGGACTAAGTTTTATTAATTATACAGAAGCAAAACCATATAAGCGAATTATTATTGTTAAGGGAGGATGTAAAATTCCAGATAAATATTTATTATGGGCACAAGAAAATAATGTAATAGTTTTAGAACGTAATACTGAAAAAGAAGTTTTGTTAACATTTACTAAACTTATTAATAGTGAAAATCCGCATATTATTACAGGTTATAATATTACTGGTTTTGACTTTGAATTTATGTATAACAGATCCAAAGAATTAAATTGTGTAAATGAATTTTTAAAATTATCTCGAAACAAAGATGAAATTTGTATTTCCAAAGATTGGCGCACTAATGTTGAAAATATTGAAACAAACAAAATTATTTTGGCAAGTGGAGAATATAATTTAAAATTTATTAAAATGCCCGGACGTATTATTATAGATATGTGCGTAATTTTTAGAAAAGAATTTACACTGAGTTCAAACAAATTAGATTTTACATCAAGTTATTTTATTAGTGATAGTGTTAATAGTATTAGTATTGATGTCGAAAATAATACCACAAAAATTTATAGCAAAAATTTAACTGGAATTTCAGTTGGCAGTTTTATTAAATTTGATGAATTAGGATTTAGCACTAATTTATACAAAAAAGGCAAAAAATTTGAAATTAGTGAAATTAATAACGAAGAACATTCGTTTGTTATTAATAGTATTGAAGAGTTAGATTTGGCAAACTATAAATATAATTGGGGTCTAGCAAAAGACGATGTTTCTCCACAAGAAATATTTTCCTTAGCAAACGGAACAGATTATGATAGATGGACGGTAGGTAAATATTGTCTTGCGGATTGTGATAATGTTATTTGGTTATTATTAAAAGTGGATGTTATTACAGACAAAGTCGAAATGTCTAATTTATGTGATGTTCCACTAAGTTTCTTATTATTGCGAGGTCAAGGAATTAAATTACAGAGTTATATTTCTAAAAAATGCGGCGAAAAAAATACATTAATGCCTGTAGTCAAAAAACAGAAAACTGGAGGTGGTTATGAAGGTGCTCATGTTTTTACACCAAAAACAGGAATATATTTAGAAGATCCTGTTGCCTGTGTTGACTATAGTTCTCTGTATCCATCTTCTATTATATCTGAAAATTTATCACACGATAGCAAAGTATGGACTAAAGAATATGATTTAAACAATACTCTTATTAAAGAAACCGGAATAAAAGACGAGCACGGCAATTTTAAATATGATAATTTATATGAATTGGGTTATAATTATGTAGATGTAAAATATGATACGTATCATTATAAAAGACTTACTCCTAAAGCTGCGGCCAAAAAAGTAATCAATGGTTACAAAATTTGTAGGTTTGCGCAATTTCCAGAAGGCAAAGCAATTATGCCTTCAATTTTAGAAGAATTACTTGCCGCACGAAAAGCAACACGAAAACTTATTTTATCACAAACAGATGACTTTATGAAAAACGTATTAGATAAGCGTCAGTTAAGTATTAAAGTTACAGCAAATTCGCTATATGGTCAAATGGGCGCAATAACCAGCGCTTTTTATGAGGCAGATGTGGCTGCTTCAACAACCGCAATTGGTCGTAAATTATTATTTTATGGGCGCTCAATTATTGAAGAGTGCTATAATGACATAGTTATTAAAGTCTCTGATGGTTCGTCTGTAAAAGTGAAAGCCGAGTGTATATATGGAGATACAGATTCAGTGTTTTTCAAATTTAATTTACGCAATCCAGAAACAAATGAAAAAATATTAAATAAACAAGCATTAATATATACTATTGAATTGGCCAAACAAGCCGGAGAATTGGCAAGTTCCTTCTTAAAAAAACCGCACGATCTAGAATATGAAAAAACATTTTATCCATGGATATTATTATCTAAGAAACGCTATGTTGGTATTTTATATGAAAATAATCCAGACAAAGGCAAAATGAAGTATATGGGTATAGTATTGAAGCGCAGAGACAATGCGCCCATTGTAAAAGATATTTATGGTGGTATTGTAAATATTATTATGCAAGAAAAAAGTATGGTTAAATCCATCAAGTTCTTAAATGAGTGTATAGAAAAATTAATAACTGGAAATTATGCCATAGATAAATTATTAGTAACTAAATCATTGCGAGGGTATTATAAAAATCCAAAACAAATTGCTCATAAAGTATTGGCAGAGCGTATTGGATTACGAGATTCTGGAAATAAACCGGCATCCGGTGACCGAATTTATTATGCTTATATTAAAAATACTAATAAAAAAGCACTTCAAGGGGAAAAAATAGAAACACCTGACTTTATTAAACAAAATAAACTTGAACTTGATTACAACCATTATATTAGTAATCAAATAATGAAACCATTATTACAATTATTTGCTCTAAATTTAGAAAATATGAGCGAATTTAAAAAAAAACGCGGAATAACATTACAATCTTGGCATAATGAATTGGCAAAATTACGCGAAAAATGGAATGACCCAGAAAAATATGAAAAAAAAGTAGAAGAATTAAAATGTAAAGAAGTTAAGAGTTTATTATTTGATAAATATTTGAAAGAATGTAAATAAACTAAACTAATAACATTTATTAGTATTATTATTAGTATTATTAGTATTATTACAAATTATTTTTTTTAGAAACAATTATTTTTAAACTACAATTATATTATTACTATAATATAATTAGTATAATACTATGGTCAATAATATAACATATAAAAATTTAAAAACTTATTCTTATAATTTTAATAAACAAAAAACAAACAAAGTTCTAAAAAATGTAAATACAAAATCACATTTCAAAAATTTAGTACTTAAAAGTGATTATCAACAAAATAAAAAACAAGTATTTAAAAAAGTTATAAATGTTGAATCTGCTATAACAGACCAACAAAATAGTGGTCGTTGCTGGTTATTTGCCTTTTTAAACATAATACGTTTTAAAATGATACAAAAATACAATTTATTACCTAGTTTTGAATTTTCTCAAAACTATTTATTTTTTTATGACAAATTAGAAAAAGCCAATTATTATTTAAATTTTATATTGGAAAATTATTCTGTCGATTTAGAAACATTAAATTATAACACCGATACAATAAAAGTAATACATATGTTACAAAATTTAACAGATGATGGCGGTCATTGGAATGTTTTTGTAAATTTAATTGAAAAATATGGAATAATACCCAAATCAAATATGGATGAAGATTTTCATAGTTCCAATTCAAGCGAATTAGAAACATTTTATGACGATTATTTACGAAAATGTGCTCATAAAATAAAAACAACATCTAAAAATGACTTGGCAAAAAATAAGCAAAAGCTATTGGATGAAATGTTATCTGAATGTTATAAAATATTGGTCTTATTTTTAGGAGAACCACCTAGCATAATAACTTGGGAATATTATGAGAAAAATGAGAAAAAAGAGAAAAGTCAATCTTTAAAAGCCAAAGTTATAGCAAATGTTACTCCATTAGAGTTTTATAAAAAATACGTGCCATATAATGCCAGGGATAAAATATGTTTAATTAATTATCCTTGTAAGCAAGTCCCTTTTTATAAATTATATAATGTGGAAATGACTTTTAATATAATTGGAAATAGTGAGCAGAATTTTATAAATGTTCCAATTAATATAATGATTGATGCTGTTAAAAATTCAATAGATAATGAAGAAGCAGTGTGGACAGGAGTAGACTTTGATAAATATATTTCATTAAAAGATGGGTTTTTAGACAAAGATGGATTTGATTACGAAAATGTATTTGGTTTTACTAATACTATGAAAAAATGTGATGCTCTAAATTATAGACAAAGCAGTCCAACTCATGCGGTAGTTATAAAAGGCTACAACTTTGAGAATTCAAAAACAAATGGATTTTTAGTAGAAAATTCGTGGGGAGAAAAGAGTGGATTTAAAGGAAATTACTATATGGCAAATTCTTGGTTTGAAGATTATACATATGAAGTTGTTGTAGATAAAAAATGTGTTTCTCCGAAAATTTTAAGTATATTAAATCAAAAACCTATAGTTTTGCCTTATTGGAGTCCATTTAGTGTTGTATTAGTAGGACGTAGATAAGACATATATAATTTCAAACAATGTATAATTTTTTTTAAATAATAAATATAAAATATTATTTAAAAATTTACTAGTATGTAATAGTTATATATTATATTTAAAGATGGAGACGTTAACAAATGCCATTAATATTCTTAATATTAATGTAAATAATACAAATGAAGAATGTATGATATGTAGAGATGAATTACAATGTAGTCAATGTTATACTTTACCTGAATGTAATCATACTTATCATACCCATTGTTTAGTTAGTTGGTTTAGAAATGGAGATTCGCGTTGTCCATATTGCGGAAATAAAGGTATAAATAATACAAATAATGATACTTTACGTAATGTAAGAGGCAAATATTTTACTACAATATATGAAAAACAAATGTTAGCAGATATAAAAAAATATGTTTATTCAAAAAAAAACGATAATGTTAAAAGATGTCTGGAAACACGTAAGCAATTTGATAAAATTAAAGCTTTAGAAGAAAATTATAAGATTGAAACACATAAGTTGAGAGAATTACAACGATCACTCAAAGAAACACCTGCTATATATAGTGAGGCAAAAAAAAATATAATGTGTTATAGAAGTAAAAAATGGAAAATAAGTAGACAAATTAGACAAGAATATTTGAAAATTATAAATATTAGCTATATTATTCCTTTAATAATACCGATGAGTGTATCAATATAATAGCATTATTGGTGTAAAAATAATCCAAATTCATAACTATTATTGTTACTTCTAGTATTAGTATTAGTATTAGTATTAGTATTAGTATTAGTATTAGTATTAGTATTAGTATTATTAATAGAGTCTGAATCTTCATTTTCCGAACTATCTCTATTTGTTAACAAACTTTCAATGTGTAGAGCCAAATAAAATCTAAACTCATTACTATATAAAAATAATCTTTTATTATTATACGGATTTATGTAGCTAATAATATTAGAATTTGTTAAAATATTATGTCTACATACTGGGCAAGTTTGGTGTTCAAATAACCAATTGTTAATTGCGCGTGTCTTGAATATATGACCACAATTTTTGATTATTGTTACTTCATCATTATTTGTAAATTCTTCTTGTGTTATTGGGCAAGTATCATTTAATGGAACAGCAATACAACAATAATTTATTTTTGCTGTGCTTATTTTAACAAGATCACGCATATTTACATTTGATAAGTTTTCAAAATCTTCCAAAGTATAATTTAATAAATAAGCATTTGGTGAATTGCTAGTATAGTTATTTCTAGCACTATTAGTAGCATTAGTAGCATTAGTAGCATTAGTAGCATTAGTAGCATTAGTAGCATTAGTAGCATTAGTAGCATTCAAATAATTGTGATAGCAATAATAATTGTTTAATAATAAAAGCATTGAATTATTGGCATTAGTATTTATGTGGTTAATACTATTATTTAAATAGTCAATAGTATTATTAGAAGAATTAATGTAATTATTTGTGCTAAGCAAAATATTATATAAAAGTATTTCATTGGCATTAAAATTATTAGTATTAAAATCTATATTATTCATAATATTATAATAGTATAATAATAATATTTTAATATATTTAAATATATTAATATTAATACATTTAAATATAGTGTCATAAATAATTTAGTATATTTAATATGTCACATATTGATTATAAATATTTGCTATCAAATGATTTATTAAATAAATATGATAATAAAGGATTATCTGGATTATGTAATTTAGGAAATACTTGTTATATAAATTCATGCTTACAAATTTTATCACATAGTTATGAACTACATGAAATTGTTAATATTATAAATAATAATACTAATACTAATACTAATAGCAAAAATTTAATTTTACAAGAATGGACAAGTCTTAAAGATTTAATGTGGTCTAAAAATTGCGTGATTAGTCCAAATAGATTTTTAAATGCTATTCAACATATAGCAACTATTAAAGATCGAGAATTATTTTCAGGTTATGCCCAAAATGATTTACCTGAATTTTTAATTTTTTTATTTGATTGTTTTCATGAGGCATTAGAGAGAAAAGTATCTATTACAATAAATGGCAACTCAGAAAATAACATAGATGAGTTGGCAAAAAAATGCTATACGATGATTAAAACTATGTATTCTGATAGTTATTCAGAAATAATAGATTTATTTTTTGGAATACATGTGTCATTAATTATTTCAAATAGCTCTAGTGATCCTAAAGAAATCTTGAGCATTACGCCAGAACCATTTAGCATAATCAATTTACCTATTCCACATAATAGTTCAAATAACCAAGAATTTAGCATATATGATTGTTTAGATTTATATACACAACCAGAATTTTTAGAAGGTGAAAATGCTTGGTTTAATGAAACCACAAATAGTAAAGAAAATGTTAACAAATGTATTAAATTTTGGAGTTTACCAAATATATTAATAGTAGATTTTAAAAGATTTAATAACGCTAATAAAAAATTAAACAATATAATTAAAACACCTTTATTAGGTCTTGATTTGAGTAAATATGTTGTTGGTTATAACAAAGACAAATATATATATGAATTATTTGGAATATGTAATCATCACGGCGAATGTTTAGGTGGTCACTATACTGCTTATGTTAAAAATTCTAATCAAAAATGGTATGATTTCAATGATACAAATGTTAATGAAATTAGTGAATCGCAATTAATAACTCCAAAAGGTTATTGTTATTTTTATAGAAAATTATTATAGAAAAATTATGTTTCATATTTGTTTTTGTTTTTGTTTTTGTTTTTGATTAAGAACCCTAATAATATTATATTATTTATATATAATATTATGTCATTATTTAATAATATAACACAAGATTTTTATGATAATTTAAATAATTTAGGCAGTAATCCTTTTGTATTAGTGGTGCTTATTATTATTATTATTATTTATTACGTATTATTTTCATTTTTAGGAAAATCTTGGGACGATGATTCAGACGAACCATCTAGCACATTTGTAATATTTGAAGCTTTACTATGGGGATTATTTATACTCTTAATTTTTGTAAATGGTTTATCTTATTTCTTCAATATTGATGTTATTACAGAAGTTAAGAATATTTTTTCACCAGAACCAGAAATTAATATAAAAACAGCAACAACAAATGAACCGGTGGTTCAAACTGACCCCAATGAAGCATATCATGTTCCGGGAAACAGATTCACATATCATGATGCTAAAGCAGTTTGTAAAGCATTTGATGGAGAACTTGCCAGTTATAATCAAGTAAATGATGCTAATAAAAAAGGAGCAAGTTGGTGTAGTTATGGGTGGACAAAAGACCAATTAGGACTTTATCCTACAAGTCAAAGCGATTGGACAAAATTACAAGAAAAAGAAGGCCATAAATATGATTGCGGATTACCAGGTATAAATGGTGGTTATGTTCCAAATCCCCATACAAAATTAGGTGCTAATTGTTATGGAGTAAAACCAAAACAAAGTGAATTAGAAAAAGAATATTTAAACAAAGATTTATATCCAAAAACACTTAAAGAACTATTATTTGAACAACGTGTTAAATATTGGAAAGATAGAATAAGTAATATATTAATAAGTCCCTTTAATAATAATAGTTGGTTTAAAGTTGAATAAGCATTATATTATTTGTATTATTTTCTTCGTGTTAATTTTTTATCTCTCGCACGTCTTCGTTTTGTTTGTTTTCTCTCAACACTATCAATCACTTTATAAAAATTTGTAAAGGTTTTATCACATATTACATTTTTATCTGTAAAGCAATCTAAATTAAAATTGGAATTGGAGTCATTATATTTGTTATGTCTTTTTGAAGAAATATTTGTATCTTCAAAATTAAAACCAGGTAATAATGCTAAATTAGTAAGTTGTTTATTTTTTTTATCTAAATCATCTAAAAATTTCAACATTTTATAATCTTTTATATATATATATTTTATATATAAATATTCAAATAATATATTCAAATAATATATTCAAACAATATATTCAAATAATATATATATATATAAATGGCTTTACAACCATTACCGTCATTACCGCCATTTAAAATGGTAAATATAGAAGATTTAAAACTATATAAAAAATATGATAAATATGATGATTATTTAAGAGAAACAAATAAAAGCTATTATGATAGTTTAGATAAACTTAAATTACAGGAAAAAAATGGCATTAGTGTTGATGAACAAATGGAAGATGCTATTCGTTTTTTTGCATCAAAAGGGGTAGGCGAATTGACCCAAATATTACAAAATTTTAATATAGAAGATGATATAAACAATGGTGTAAAACAATATTTTGGATCGGCTTATAGTAGTATGAATGATAGTATGCGAAAAACAATAGCTAAGAATAAATTAACTAAGAATGAATTAACCAAGGATGATTTAGACTTAGATTTCGGTGAGATTATAGAAATATATGATAAATTAAAAAACCCTGACCCTGGCGATAGGTATAATAGAGATAATACATATATTTATAATACATTGAATGCATTTACAAAAACCACACCATCTACAGATAAATTCTGTGTTTTTAGATGTTATCAAAAATTATTTAATGGAGTACCATTGTTTACCCCTGAAGGTGATTTGGTACCTTATATTTATTTAAATCAATTTACATCAACATCTATATTATTACGATTTAGTGATTATTGGTGTACTCCTCCTCCCATTAACACCTTTTCAAATTCAACAGACCCATACAGACCAAATATGGGAGATAATACTTTAATTTGTATAGAAATACCTGAAAGCACTCGAGGTATTTCTCTAATTAATTATGCTGGAATGATTCCAGATATGCTTATGTCTGATTATTCTGAATTTGAATATTTGCTTCCACCAGGTGGTTTTTTATCACTCACTAATCGAACATATCGCTACACTAGTATTACTAGAACAAATTTAAGAACCGCATTGAATATAGACCCAACGGAAAGTGACCCATTTCCACATTTACCTATAACATTTGAGATTCCTGTTTATACGTATATGTCGAATGTTGCAAGTAATCCTGATTATAAAACTATAACTTATAAAAAATACAGTTATATATTACCCAAAGTTAAAAATATGTTCTCAAGAGCTAGAGAATATATAAAAGACCGAATAAATGTTATTAAGACTAAGACTATGACTATGACTAAAACTAAGAAACAAGATGATGTTCATTTTAATTACATTGCATTTAAAGGAGGAAAAGGGAAACAAATAAGAAAGAGAAAGAGTAGAATACAAACTAGAAAACAAACTAGAAAACAAACTAAAAAACAAACTAAAAAATTTACTAAAAGGCAAACTAAAAAACAAAATAGAAGAAAAAATAAAAAAATAAAAAATTAATTGTAAACACGTCTAATATTTGTATTAATATTATGTGTTCTCTTTGATTTAATAAATTGCATAAGTTCTTCTTTTATTGAATTCGAATCATAATTTTCAAAAAATTCTTCAAAACATTGTTCCAAAAATTTAAGACTTAGAGGATTTGCTATTTTTTGTTCAACAAAACTTAATTTTCCATCGCTAATATTTATATTTGGATACTTAGTATTTTTTAAATCATAATACGTAATAATATTTTTTGTTAAATCATTTTTTTCATCTCTTACTTTAGAAATTTGACTATTTAATTTTTTATGTAAATTGTCTAAAACTACCCATTTTTTTATATTATCTTCAATATTCATAGTTGTTTTAACTCAGTTATTATAACTAAGTAATTTGTATTTAATTTGTATTTAATTTGTATTTATTATAATTTTTTAAATAAAAAAATATAATAAATTAATATTTCCAATAGAAGTCATAATTTAACTTCTCGATCTTCTTGATCTTCTCGATCCTCTTCTTCTTGTTGGACCATAGTAATTATATCTTCTTTTGGCTAACTGGGTGGCACCAAGTAAACCGGCAGCTACGGCAACATCGGTTAAATAACCGCCTCTTCCTCTTCTTCCTCTTCTTCTTGTGCGCGATCTTCTTCTGCGACCACCGCTCATTTCTTCATCTTGTTTTTGTTCGTGTTGTTGAAAAGCATTTTGTCTATTTCCACCCATTGAGAACATTCCTAACTCAGACATTTTTTATATATTATAAAAAGATAAAAAAATATTTTTATTTAAAATAAAAAATAAAAAATTAATAAAAAGAATCCTAAAGTATATATTACTAAAAATTAAAATTATTTAGAAACTGATTGTTTTTTTAATTTATTATTATATTGAATTAATAAAATTAAAACTCCTAAATGTAAAATAAAACTAGTAAATATAAAAAATAAAAAAAAACATAAATATATATGTATTTCTCTCAAAAAATATTCTAAAATAGGGTTTAATATATTTTGTAATTCTTTTTTTGTTTCTTCGGCTTTAAGAAAAGTAATACAATAATCAGCTAATGTATTTTTAGATACCATAATTAATTATTAAATATTTTAATATTTTATATTAAAATATGCGTGGAAATATTAATTCATTTTTCTAACGCTAAATATAAATTAATAGATGAGCACGCTGATTTATAATGTTACAGAAAATTTTGCTTTTAACAATTTAAAAGTAGAAAATCCTTCTTTAATAAACGCAAACAATTATTTTAGCAAAATATATAATAATAATAGTAACAAAAATTTTTATATTAAACTTCCTAAATGTAAAACAAAGCATGGAATTATTAATTCAAATAATAAATGTTTTTGTGAATTAGAATTTAATAGTAATGAAAAATTAGTTGCCGAATTTTTTGAAAATTTAGAAGAATTTTGTGTTCAAGAAATATGTAAAAATAAAGCACTTTGGTTTTATGATTCTGATAATATAACACGCGAAGATATACAAGAATATATAACACCTATTATGAGGTCATATAAAGGAGGGAAAAAGTTTTTAATAAAAGCAAATATAAAACAAGACAAACTTATTGTATACGATGAAAATGAAAAAAAATTAAGTTTAGCAGATTATGATGTTAATAACGAGTTAATACCATTGCTAAATATAAATGGAATAAAATTTTCAAAATCGACTTTTATTATTGATATTGTTTTAGTGCAATTTATGGTTTTATATCCGTCTGATAGTTTTGAAAATCAAATATTAATTAAATTAAATAAAGAAGAAATTAATTTTACTAAAACAAATAACGAAACCAAAGAACACATTGAAACCAAAGAAGACATTGAAACCAAAGAAGACATTGAAACCAAAGAAGACATTGAAACCAAAGAAAATAAAGAAGACAAAGAAGACGAAGAAGACGAAGAAGATAAAGAAGATAAAGAAGATAAAGAAGACAAAGAAGACAAGCTAGATAAAAATGATGAAGATTATTTAGAGCCATCTGAAAAAATATTAACAAGTGATTTAAAAGAAAATTCCAATTCCAATAGTAATAGTGAAAATAAGTCTTTCAAATATTTAATTAATAGTTTAGAAACAATTGAATGTAATAATGATGGTTCTATTGAATTAAATAATTTAGATAGTATTGCTGAAAATACGGAACCCATTGAATTAAAAACACACGAAACAATATATTTAGAAATATATAAAAAAGCCAAGCAAAAGGCAAAAGAAATAAGAAATAACGCAATTGAAGCATTTTTAGAAGCAAAAAATATTAAAATGAAATATAATTTGAATACTATTCTTGATGATTCATCAAGCGATGAAGAGAACGAATTATTAAATCTTAATTAGTATTATTTCTTTTCTCTCAAAATAATTTTAATAGTACTATTAAAATTATTTTAATTTTAATTTTTTGTTTTTGGTTTTTATTTTTAAATTTAATTTTTATTTTATGTTAATGTTAATATTTAATTAATTAAATATTATTAAAAATTTTTTATTGTTTATTTTATATAAAATGAGTGTTATGAAAAAGTATCCAAAAGGACTTAAACCGGAATACATTTTAGGAATTATTACTTTAGCAGTTGTTGGTTTTGCTCTCTTTAATTATTCAGAACAAAAAAATATATATCAATCACCAATGACCTCAGGACCATCAAATTTAGGATTCTCAGATGTTATTCCAAATCAAGTTTCTTCCCAAACAATTAATGGACAACAAAATAATGTTCCTGCTGTTTCATCCAATAGCAATGTAATAAATAAAGCAGTATCTAATCCATCTGATTTATTACCAAACGATACAAATAATTCATGGGCAAATATGAATCCTGTAGGAAATGCCGATTTAAGAAATGTAAATTTATTAAATCCTACACAATTAACAGGAATTAATACACAAGGATCAAGTTTAAGAAACCCCAATTTACAATTAAGATCAGAACCCCCAAATCCAAGAATGAATACAAATTGCCCCTGGAATATTTCTACTATTGAAGGAGACCAATTTAGAAAAACATTAGAAATTGGCTCTTAGATAATAATAAGTTCGTAAAAATTGTATAACGTTTATAAAATTTTGTAACTTTTATTATAAAATTTTGTAACTTTTATTATAAAATTTTGTAACTTTTATAATAAAATTAAATATTAATGAGCACACTATTCAATAATAATATTTTTAATATTGTTATAATTATATTTATTATAATAGTTGCTTCAAAATTATATTTTAATAGTGATAGTTTTAATTTAAGATGTATTATATCAGATGTAAATGGTAATAAATATTGTGTTCGTGATAGAAATAAATTAGAATTGGCAGCTGATAGATTGGCACACGTAAATAATAATTTAAATAAATTAGTAAATCATTTATCCAAAAAATATCCCGAAAAAGAGAATGTTCAACGACTGGTAAATGGTTACAATCCAAAGAAAATATATGAAACTTTACCTACTAGTGAATTTACTGCGTATAGCGAAAATAAAGGCGAAAAATTGGCATTTTGTTTAGATACTGAAAAAAATAGCAAAGGGCGCTTAATTGATATGAATACATTAATGTATGTTGCTTTGCACGAAGTTAGTCATATTGCTACTAAATCAATTGGCCATAATGATGAATTTTGGAATAATTTTAAATTTATGATTACAGAAGCAAAAGAAATAAATATATATAATCCTGTTGATTATAAAAAAGAACCAGCACGTTATTGCGGTATGAATATAAGTGATAATCCTTATTATGATGTTAAATAATTATAAATAATTATAAATAATTATAAATAATTATAAATAATTATAAATAATTATAAAAATTTATATACTATATCGTATACATTATAATCTATGTTTGCATCTTTAATTTTCACTATATTTTTACTATAAAAATATAAATTGTATTGTTTTGTATAATCTTCCAAATTAGGAAAATAAGTATCGCACATAAAGTCTTTATCTATATAAGTAATTATTATTTCGTTAATAGCAAAAATGGTATTTTTACAGGCGTGGTTAGTTAAAAACAATTTGTATATTTCTTCTCCGCCAATAATCCATACTTCATCGTAATTTTTTGACTTTACAAAAGTTTCTAAGTTTTGTAAATTTTCGAATGTTTTAACAATATTTTTAGTATTTGTGTTATTAATTTTGAGAGATTTAGACAAAATCAAATTGTCTCTATTTGCTAATCCGTCAATCTTATTTAAACTCTCATATGTTTTCCGCCCCATAATAACAGCATTATTTTTATTTCCAAGTGTTAATCTTTTAAATTTGGCCATATCTTCTTTAATATTCCATAATAGCGTATTGTCTTTGCCAATTCCATTATTTTTACAATAGGCAACTATAATATTTACAATCATATTTATATAAAATTATACTCTTATATTTATATAAATGTCAAATATACTTAAGTCAAATATATTTAAATTTTATATAAATAGTAATAATCAGTATAATAAACTATATTTGTTTATTAAGAATAAATATTTAAAAAATCAATCATCTTTGCCTACTTTGCCTACTATTGAAGAATTAAATACTAAGTATAGCGACTCTTATGTGTTCTTAAAAAGTGAGTTATATCAACAATACTTTATAGAAGATTTTGACAAAAAGGACATAGAACATATAGAAGAATTTAGAACTAAACTTATTTTTGTTGATAATGTTGTAAATAGTGATGATACTATTGAAACAATAAAATTAAAATTTATTCAAGCTATTAATGAAAATGTTAGTGAAGATGAAAAAATCTGTTTTGAAGAAATTTATTTGTATGGAGTGGCACCATCAAAATTAAATAAACTCGAATTATTTAATAATTTAACAAACAATAATAAAAATGATTTATCACGCAAAATGTTAATAAACTATTTTAAAAATATAGATGAAGGTTTTGCTATTTTAAATCAGTTAGAAATTAAAGAAATTTACACTTATGATGATATTAATTATATTAGTGCTACAAATATTAATGAATATAAATCAATAGGTCAAAGTTTTATAAAATATCATGAAAACTTTATTGTGAATCCTTATAAGTATGAAAATAATTTAACAAAACAATCAAGCGATCTTATAACACTAAATAATTATAATATGTTATTTGAATATATTGTATACAATACAATATATGTATGTTTGGCAAGTGATTTTTTTAAAATAAAACATAACATTGAAGATGATGAATTATTATTTAAAATATATTTTAAATTATTATATTCAAAAAATATTATTAATACAAAAGATTTTATTACACATAAAACAGAATTAATTAAAAAAAGCAACATAATGTTTAATGATGAAAATTTTAAAAGTAAAAATGAATTTCTCTTTTTTTTAGAAACAATTCATTCAAATTCAAGTGCGTTAAAATATGAAAACAATGGAGTAAAATCTATGAATATAAATATTCATAGCACTATTAATTCAAATATTTCATTAGAAACAATATTTAAATTGTTTAATAGCAGTGAATTATATCCATTTATTAAATATAATCCAGGTAAAAAATTAGAAAATTTATATCGCCTTTATTGTGATAAAATAACTAATAATAAAAAAATACCAATGCTTAATAAAACGTTAATATTAAAGTATGCCAAATTTTTAGGTAAAGCCCACACTATCACATTTTATGTAAACTCAAAAGAAGAATTGTTCATAAATAATGTAAATGAATTTATAATAGAATTAGAAGATAGTGGTATTATTAATATAAAAATTGACTTTAAAAATATTATAAGTATTGAAAATATAAATATTTTAATAGCAAATAATGTGAATGCCATAATTAAATTTATTAAAAGTTTAATAGTTAATAATACTATTGAATTATTTGATAAATTAACTAGTTCTAATATTGAAATAAATTCTATTAACTATGTTTATAATATTAATATTAAAGGAAGTCTTAGCTTAAAAAATATAAGTAATTGTATAAGTTTTTTATTTAATGTTATAAAAGATGATACAAAAGAAATAGTAATGCGTTATAAACACGTCTCAAATTTTAGTTTAATGAACTCAGAAGACTCATTTATAATTGAACTCATTAAACAAAAATTTACAGAAACTGAAATACTAAGCAAATTAGAAGAAAATTATAAATTGTCATATGAAGAATCGAGGTCAAAGTTAATAAGTGTAATTAACTCTTTAAAATTAGTTCAAAATACATTTAATTATAAAAAATTAACTATAAAAAATAATCCCGGGTTCTTAACAACATTTAAAAAAACTACAGCAAGTAATCTCTCCATAATTATAGAAAATATTGATGCCATTAATTATTTAAAAACATTAGAAGTTTATATTGATGCTATTGTTAAAATTTTATTTAATCAAATAAAAGATAGTTCATTGGAGCAAAACATTAAAAATATGTGTAAAAAAATAATAATGCGCGAAGAAGTTGAAGAACAAAAATTAGAAATAACTGAAATACCTGAAAATCAAGAAATTATTAAAAATGTTGCTCATTTGTTAGAAAACGAAGATGAAGAAGAAACAAGTTCAATGAATAATGATTTATTAAATATATTATTAGACGATGAAGACGAAGATGAAGACGAAGACAACCAAGATGAAGACGAAGATGAAGATGAAAATGAAGACAACCAAGAGGAAAATGAAGATGAAGACGAAGAAACCAATTCTATTTCTAAAGAGTTGGCAAAAAAAATAAATATAGAAGAAGACATAGTAGAAGATGAAGACGACATAGTAGAAAATAAAGAAGACATAGTAGAAGATAGTATAGTAAAAAATAAAGAAGATATTATAGAAGATGTAAAAGAACCAAGCAAAGCACAAACAATAAAAGAAGAAACAACAGAGAATTTAAAAAAAGAGGAAGATGAAGAAGAAGGTTTTAAAGAATTTTCAGAAAAAAGTAATCCTATACTAAAACGATTAATAAATAAAGAACCAACATTATTTAGCACTGATAAAAATAAATTTTATACCGAATATTCACGATTATGTCAAGCAAATATTAAAAAACAACCTGTAATATTAACACAAGAAGAAAAAGACATTATAGATGAAAAAGATAAAAAATTTAAAACAAAATCATATATAGAAAGTTTTCCATATGGAACAAAAGAAGGAACAACTTACCACTATATATGTCCAAGATATTGGGATTTAGAAAAAAATGTTAGTTTATCAGACAAAGAAGTGGAAAAACAGGTACGTGATAAAATTGGAAAAGTTATTACCAAAAAAAATAAAGATGGAACTTATGATGGAAACATAATGGAATTTACTGATCCAAAACATCATCTTGATGAAAAAGGAAATTATATAAATCATGTTCCTGGGTTTTTAGATGAAAAACATAATAGAATTATTAATAAAAATAGTTTTTGTTTACCTTGTTGCTTTAATAATAAATTATGGGATAAACCACAACAAAAACAACGACGTGATAAATGTTTAAATTTAGATTATAAAATTAATCCTGAAGAAAAAAAAGAAAATTTCAATTACATTAAAGGACCAGAAAAATTTCCTTTAGAAAAGAAAAAGTTGGGTTTTCTTCCATTAAGTGTTCAAAAATTATTACAATTTGATAATTTAGATTGCGTAACAAAACAAGCGCCAAATTTATTAAAAACAAATCATAAATGTTTGTTGCGTTATGGAGTAGAAAATAGTAGTAATCAATCTTTTATTGGATGTATTGCCGATTTATATGAAACAGCAATATTAAATAATGAAACACCTGTTACTATTAATGAAATGAAAACTATTATAAAAAATAGTATTACTATTGATAGTTTTATAAAGTATAATAATGGTAATTTACCACATATTTTTATTTCTAAAAATTTTAATGAGCACATTGATAAAATAACCATTGAAAACTATAAATCAAGTAAATTATATCGGGAAATTATAGCAAACACAAGTATAACAAACACAAGTATAACAAGCACAAGCAATAGTCAAAGTCATCAAAACGATAAACTAATATTATTTAAAAAAATAATTAATAGTTTTGAAAATTTCAAAAACTATTTAGACAGCAATTTAACTATTGATTATACTTATTTATGGGATATTATTTGTAAAAAAAATCCCCTGCTTTTTCCAAAAGGATTAAATTTAATTATTTTAGATATTACTAGCGAAGATGCTACAGATAATATTAAAATTATATGCCCTAAACACACTTATAGTGATGAATTTTTAGATATAAAGAAAAAAAGTTTATTATTAATTAAAAAAGATGACTATTTTGAACCTATTTATTTAATAAATAATACTATTACCAATTATGATTTTGTAAAAGAATTTACTTTTGCTAATAATAAAGAAGATAAAGAAGATACTTCCCTAAGATATTTTAAAAAAATTTTAAATAAAATTAGAAAAGAAATAAATACTAATTGTATTTATAATTTTACACCAAATATTTCATTGGACAATATTATTAATATTTTACTAAATCAAAAATACGAAATTATTAATCAAATTATTGATTATAATAATAAAGTTATTGGAGTAACAATAAAAAAGGAAAACCCCAATGGTTATACTGAAAAAGGATTTATTCCTTGTTATCCATCAGCATTATCAAGTACTTATGAACAAATTTCATACAAACTAATAGATGAAATGTCCAATGAAGACTATAATGATTATACTAATACAAAAGAATTATTACAAAAAATATACAAAAATAGTAATTATAAAATCAAATGTAATCCCGTATATAAAATACAAGAACAAGGAGTAATAGTTGGAATTCTTACATTAGGTAATCAATTTGTTAGATTGAGAGAACCAGAGCAAAATAATGAGGATGACTTAACATTAATAAACAACAAAGATTATATTTTTGTCGATAAAGAAATACAAACTAAGTATTATAAAAATAATACTCAAAACGAGTTAATAAATAATATTAAATTGGAAACATTATTTTATAATAATTTTAAGAACACTTTTAAAAAAATATTAAATATTAACATAAATAATAAAAGGAAAAATGAATTATTGCGAATAATAAATAATAATTCTATGTTATATTTAGATAAACTTTCAAATATTTATAATATATTGAAAAGCATAGGAAATAATTATATTATATTTTCAGATATGGAACCCATTTTAAATAATATAAAATTATCTTCGTGTTTTGATGATGAAAAATGCCCAAGTATAATTTGCGAAAAAAAAGATAGTAGTTGTTCGCTAATAATACCAAAAAAAAATTTAATCAATAATGAAAATAATGAAGAATTATATTATACTCGTATATCGGATGAGTTTGTTAGATACAACAAATTTAAAAATTTTATTTTTGAAAATAGTAATGTTTATAGTTATGGTTCAGTAGAATATAATATTATTGCCAATGAACTTTTATTATTTCAATCCTCATTAACACAAGAATTCTTTAAAGACTTACCATATAGTAACAAAGATAATAATTATATTGCTATTGATACATTTGATACATTAGGATTTGAAACTACAGATAAACTTTTAAATGTTAAAAATGTTAAAAAAGAAAAAGGAGAAAAAGGAGAAAAAATAGTAATAGAAGGCAGCCAACAACATTTTGAAACACTTAACAAATCAATAAAGCAACTATTAGACAAAGACAAAGATAAAGACAAAGACAAAGACAAAGACAAAGACAAAGAAGATACAAATAAAGAGGAAAAGGAAGAGGAAGAGGAAGAGGAAGAGGAAGAGGAAGAGGAAATTTTGTCAGAAAATGAGGATTTAGAATTAGATAAAAGATTAGTTTTGTTAACTTCTTACACAGATAAAAACCATAATTGTCCGCCTTTTGAAGTTAATAAAATAACAGAGGGATTTAATTCTAATTTTAAAACTACTATTCATCAATTAAGATATTCATTAGATAATTTAAATGATAGAATATGTTCTTTCCAATTAATTTTAATAATAATCAAATATCACAATAAAGAATTTATTAATTTAACTATTGATCTATTAAAAGAAAAATTAATTAGTTTATATAAAAATAATAGTAATTTTGATTCTTTATGTTATATTTTATTGAAAAATAATAAAAAATTAATTATAGAAGAAGTTATAAATAAAACAAAAACGTTTGAAGAATGCGTATTAAGTAAAGAATATTATGTGACATATGTTGATATATATTTACTATCAAAAGAATATGACTTACCCATAATATTATTGTGTAATACTATTATTGATTTAGCTATTACAGAAGAAAAGTTTATTATATTTAATCTAAGTAGAAATAATAGTTATTTTTTTATAAAAAATCGCAGTCTATATGATAGAAAGAAATTACATAATTATAAATTAATTATAAATGCTTCGTCTGTTGATTTTAATATTAATAAGGATTTGCAAGATACTTCCGAATATAAGTTATCTAGTAAAATAAAATATGCTGTTAACAATTATGAAGATGTTTTAGGTGAATATATAAATAATTATAGTTTAAATGATAAAAAACTTATTGCCAAATTAAAAAAACAAGCAAAAGAAGAAAAACAAACTAAACAAGCACAAGTCCAACAAGCACAAGTCCAACAAGAAGGACAAGTCAATCAAACAAAAAAACAAAAACGTTGTCCAAACGGAACTCGTAAAAATAAAAACGGAGAGTGTGTCAAAATTTAACGCTATAAAAAAAAATTATAAATATTTATAACATACTATAAATATTTATAACTATGGTTTAATTAAATTAAAACAAATATTTAAAAATCCAATTCATAATCATTACTTGATCCATTATTAATATTTTTAATAGAAGCAACACTTGACTCAATTAATAAACTATTTGTGCTGCACTCATTAGGTGTTTCACTACTAATTTGATTTAATAATGCTTGTTCATCACTTTCCTCTTCTCTATGTGTAGAAGGTTCTTGTGGTTTAATAGTCATTAAAAAGTCATTATCAGCCAATACTTTAAAACAATTGGTTCCATAATATCCTTCTTGTCCACACATAATGTTTGCCGATACACCTTTCATATTATCTAACTCACCATGTTTTGCCGCCTTTAAGAACATTTCGGGAGTTTCTTCAAAAGAAGCCTTAGCAATAGCACCAATGTCATCATTATTAATACCATGCCTGAAAATAGAAACCATCTTATCATTACATGTCATTCTATCTGCTAACATAATCAAATGATGATAATTAATATATGTGCTATCAAACTCAATAACCTCTGAGAATTCATCAAATATACTTTGCCTAGCAGCTTCAATACCAAATGTTTCATAAATTTCTATAATATGATTTGATGTGGTTCGTGTTTTATCTACAAAATCAAGTGCTAAAATATCTAATAAATTACTGCCTAATGTATCTAGCACCCATAAATCTTTTTTCACATATTTTGTATCAATTTCCTCAAAATTGTCTGAAATTTTACGTAACGTTACTTTGTCAATATTTTTTACTCCACGTAAAATTAAATTGTCTAGCAACTCTTCTTGTAAATTTCTTAATAAATATATTTCGTCACTTTGGTCAAGTGACTCTAATACATTTTTATTTTTCTTTTTCTTTAATAATTGAAGATTTTTATTGATGCGAATTCTAAAAATCAATTTTTCTGAATTATAATCAGTATACATACAAGTCAAATTATTATAACTATTCATTAGCGCAAAATGTAGGTCATCCATAGTAATATTTTTATCTAACATTTCTATTTTATTCATATACATTCTAATAATCCATTTTGATTTATCTTTGCTACTATCATAACTCGAATTACAATCATCTAATAATTTTTCAAATTCATTATATTCTTTCATTAAATCAATGTCTTCACTAATTAATGTATTTAAATCGTCAGGGTCAAAACAAATCTCAATTGACTCAACAAGTGAGCGTAATTTTGTATTTTCAATTTTAGAAATATAGTCTTTGGTCTTATTTTGATCATAACAATCCAATTTATTTAAATAAATAGTGCACGATAAACTCTTTGGATTATCACTTAATGATAATATTTCTTCAATGCGAGGAACACCACGAGTAACATTTGATTTTGAAGAAACACCGGCAAAATGAAACGTGTTTAATGTTAATTGTGTTGTAGGTTCACCAATACTTTGCGCAGCAATCATTCCAACCATTTCTCCTGGTGCTACAAGTGCTTTCTTATACGCGTTATTTATTATTGTTATTAATATATCAATTGATTTACGTGTTAATCGTTTGTGCATCAATAAATCTTTAGGACTTAAGTAATAGTAGTATAATACTTTAAATAACTCATTTGGTTTACAATAGTTTAACAAACTCAATTTTTCAAAATTAGCTTCAATAATTTCAAAGACTTCTAATGGTGTAATATCTATGATTACATTTTCTTCTTGGTTGCCAGCAATATTATTAATAATATGAGTAAATGATACTGGCACATTGACAGATGGTTTATAAAGACGATTAAATATTTTTTCAATTACATCATCACGTGCTTTAAGTATAAAATCAATGTAATATTTACACTTTTTATCTAATTCTGTTTTTTGCCTCTTAAATTTACTATAAGCTTGTTTTGTATATAATGTTCCATAAAGCGAATCTTTTGAATAATCATTTGGCATTTGATAATGACCATAAATTTCTTCAATAGTCATAGTAACAAAAGGAACTTGTTGTGACTCAACTCTTACAGGATCAAAGTTGTCACCGCCATAACTATATTGAATAATTTTATTTTTATTATTACGAACAGTCATATCATAATGAACCATTAAATCTTCTAATCCTTTAATTAGTCGTCGCTGAATATAACCTGTTTGACTGGTTTTACAAGCTGTATCAATTAAACCTACACGACCACCCATAGCATGGAAGAATAATTCATCTGGATTTAATCCACCAATAAATGAATTTTCCACAAATCCACGCGCATTTGGAGAATCATCATATTTAGTATAATGTGGTAATGTTCTATCTTCAAAACCATAAGGAATTCGTTTTCCATCTACGTTTTGTTGTCCTAAACATGAAATCATTTGTGATATATTTAAATCACTGCCTTTAGAACCTGCGTTTACCATAATAACAAAGCGATTGGAACTATTTAAATTTTCACGACCTAATTTACCAGCTTCAAAAGATGCCTTGTTTAAAATATTGTTAATACGTGTTTCAAATTCGTCTACATTAGAGCGCCCAGTTTTATTATCAAAAATTCCTAAGTGTGTTTCATCTATTAAAGATTTGACTTCTATTTTCTTCTTATTAATAGTTTCATTAATTTTATCATTGGTTTCTTTATCCGCAATAAGATCACTAATTCCTACGCTATAACCATGAACTTTCATATATTCAGTGACTATGTCTTGTAAATTATTAATAAAGTCGCAAGCAGCATCAACGTCGTAATCATTATAAATCCTATGAATTAATCCACGCGTTGTATCACCCAGAATACTTTTTTCAATATGTCCACGCTTAATAGTTCCCTTATTAATTTCTAAAACATTATTAGATTTGCTATAATCTTCCCTTTCGTTGTATTGCTTTGTTTTATATTTTAAAGTAATATTTGGAATAATTTGACTTAATAATGAAAAGCTGCTTCGTGTTAGTTCGTCAAAATTTATTTTTTTTAAATCAATAGTTTTAAGATGCGCCATTAAGTTCATTGCTGTGCGAGAGTTAAAATTAATAGCATCTCGTGTAAATAAATAAGTACTTAATAATGAATCTTGAAAAATACCAACAATAGATTTATTGTTTGCCGGACTAATAATTTGATATTTTACTGCGGCCAAAGTTTTAAGTTCAATTTCAGATTCATCATCTTGTGGCATATGTAAATTCATTTCGTCCCCATCAAAATCAGCATTATATGGTTTTGTATCAGCAACATTCATTCTGAAAGTGTCTCCTCTCATCATTACTTTCGCAATATGACACATCATTGACATTCTATGAAGAGTTGGTTGACGATTAAAAAGCACGGCATCACCATCTAAAATATGACGATGAACAATGTCACCTAATTCTAAATTAATTGACTCACGATCAACATAACGCAAACTAATACAATCTCCGTTTTTTCTTTCATAAATTTTTGCTCCAGGATACTCATCTGGACCATTTAAAATTAGTTTACGCAAGTAATTTCTATTTTTAGAGGTAACAATAATAGGTTTTGTTAAATTTTTAGCAACTTTTAATGGCACACCTAATTGACTAATAGATAAATTGGGGTCTGGCGTAATGACCGAACGAGCACTAAAATCAACACGTTTACCCATTAAATTTCCTCTAACACGCCCTGTTTTGCCATTTAATCTTTCTTTAATTGCTTTTAATGGACGTCCTGAACGTTGAGCAACCGCAGCCACGCCCGGAATTTTATTATCTACCAATGTAGCAATATAATATTGAAGAACAGTAGTCCAATCATCTATTACATTTGATGCCGAATTTTGCTCTATTTTTTCTTGTAACATTTTATTTGCTTTAATAATATTAATAATAATATGTGTTAAATCATCTTCACTGCGTTGCTGAGCATCGTGCTTAATTGAAGGTCTTACTTGTGGTGGTGGAACTGCTAAAACTTGACAAATCATCCATTCTGGGCGCGACCAAATTGGACTAAATCCCATAAAATTTACATCTTCATCTGAAATTTTTTTAAAAATCTTCAACATCATTTCAGGAATAACTTTCATAGTCATTTTTGTATCCTCTTTTTTAAAATCATAATTATTAAATTCCTCTTCTTTATCATTCCATTCGGCAATAATAGTTGCTAAACCTTCTTTTCTAATTTTTGGTTGTAAACACCCACAACCATTATGTGAATCTTCACCGCAACGATGTTTTTTACTTGCCAACGCAAACACTTTATTCCATCGTGTTTCAGCATTTAATTTTAATAAATAATTGTATTTTTCCTTATCAATAAGCAGTTTGCTACATTTAATACATATACATCTACATATTTTCATAATAGTTGATAAATATTGAATATAATAAACTGGTCTAGATAAATTAATATGACCAAAATATCCA